GAATAAAACGTCGAGCCGTCTGGCGAATCGCGGCGGCCGCGTTGCCCAACGAACGAAAGACCCCCTTGTCCATCTTTCGCTGGACGATTTTGGCCACCTCGCGGTCGTAAAACACCTTGAAGCCGATCATGGGATTTCCATGCTTGTCTTGTACGTGAGGCGAATGACCGAGGTGAACTGGCTATTCATTCGCATCCCATCCGGATCCCAATGGACGCGGATCTCCGGTTTCATGTGCATTTCCGCGCCTGGGTAACCCTGTAGCGTTTGTGCCTTGCTGAACAAATACACCAATATCTCCTGCTCCAGCAAAAGCAGATCGTGCATGTGCCGATTGCGAATCTTGCCGGTTGCGTCGTCTTGATCGTCGATTCCAAGCCGTTTTCGGATGGCGACGTCCAGCACGTTGTCCCACTGAATCCAACCTCGCGACTCCCAGTCGGGATCCGATCCAACGGGAACTACGTCCACTCGCAGCGCGTCGAGTTCTTCCAGTTCAATAGTTGCGTCAAACGTCTCGCCCGGCTCGAAACCCTGGGAGAAACTGCCCAGCGTCAACTCGTCGCGAAGCGCTTCGGACACCTTTTCGATCTCGGATTGCGTGCTCATGGATCAATGTGTTTCGTGTGAATCAACCATTCGCTGCGGTCCACGTCCGGCTCGGCGGCCCGGCGGCCGGGGACCGGAACGACCATGTAGGCGTGAACCGTGCTATTGATGGTGCGTTTGATTCGGTCGCCACCTCGCGGTGTCACGGCCCCGGAGCCGAACTCGTAATCCTCCATGTCCAACACGAAATCGGTCGCCTCAAACGTCGTGCCGATGCCCTCGTCGTCCACGCCGCCGTACACTTGCGTGGTGACTTGCGCCGTCACGCCGGTCGTGTCCGTCTGGCCTTTCCTCACCAGATCGACCAGTTCGCCAAAAGCCTCGGAGAACTGGTCTTTTGCGGCGGCGAAGTCGGCGGAGAAGCGGGACATCGGATCACGTCACGTCGGGGGTTCGGACGGCCAGTTTACTGACGCGCAGTTCGCCGGTCGCCGTGCCCGTTGTCTTCTCCACGTGTACGGCCAGCTTCATCGGCCCGGTTGCGTCGCCCAATGCGAAGACCGTGGAGCCCAGCATCAACACTCCGTTGATGTAAATCTGGATGTCCGTCAAGTCACGAGCGTCGATGGCGAAATCGAAATACGTGTTGTCAACACAGTCGACGGTCGAGTCGGTGGCGGCCACCTCGGTGGTGCCGTCGTCGGACTCCAGGAAGATGTCCAGGGTCTCGTCAAGGTGGACAAACACGGCCTCGGTGATCGTGTCGGCGCTGGTGGCGTGGGTGGCGTTGGCGATACCGACGTTCATGTCGACGGTGTTGTCGGTGCCGATCACGAAGGAGGCCATCCGCCCCTCGACAATGAATGGCACCGTCACGGGGATCGACTGGATGGAGAAGGCGTCGATCTTCTCGGCCTCGGAGGTCGCGAGGATATTGAAGACCATGGCGCCGCCCCGATTGACCAGGGTGGCGTCTCCCACGGCAATGTCGACGGACGGGTCGCGCAGCAAGTCGATCGTGTAGGCCGGCTGGACGTTCAGATCGACAACCACGGTACCGCCGGCCGCGACCACGTCGCCGACCGCTACGCCAAGATAGAAATCGGCCCCCGCGGCGGCCCGCAGAGGCGTGGCCGTGTTGGCCGAACGGTCCCAGTAGATCGGGGCGCCGTCGAGGATGACGACGGAGGCCGTCTTCAGAAAGCTGAACTGGCCGGACGTGTGCAGGCCCGCCACGTCGCCCGACGCGACCTCAGTCGCACTGGCATTTACGCCAGCGCGGCCGTCAGGTAGCTGAATGACTTCGCCGGTACTAAGCGCTTCCGGCGCGACAACGTCCATCATGAAGGCCTCAGCGCCTTTCACGGTTCTGGCTTCTGCGGTTTGTACCATGGTAGATACTCCTGAGAAAAGTTGGTTTTCGTGTAGTACGGTTCAGGGAAACGGAAACGGCGCCTAGCCGGAACCGGTGGATTTGTGCCAGGTGCGGTATTCGTTGAACGCCGCGCCGATGTCCATGTTGATGTCCCAGCCGATGCCCCATTGGCCTTGGCTGAGTGCGAACGACCGCAGGGACGGCAAGCGGTTAGTGCCGGTCCGGTAAGCGACTCGTAGGCCGCGTCTCTTGCCCTCGGCCAAGAACCAGTTCGTGAGGGAACCCGTCCGCACCGCCTTTGTCTTCGGGTCGCGAACGCCGACGTCGTCCAGGCGGCTGTCGAATACCGGCTTGATGCCCTCAAGCGCCAGTAGGTTGATGTTGGCGAATTCCGAGTCGGGCGAATCGGCAAACACCTTTTGCAACTCGCCAGACTTCAGCAGCGCCAGCACGGTCCACTTGAGTTGCGGTGGGGCAATCAAGTAATTCGCCCGGATGTTCAGGGCGTCGCCCGGTTCCGTGCCTGTCTGACCGAGCCGTTGGATGGCCATGGCGCTGATAGCCGCCCGCAATCCCTCGGCGCCGATCGCGGCCGTGGTGAGGTTGGCGTGGCCGCCGGTGGTGGTAACGACAGTGGCGTTGAACACCGCGCCCGTGTCGCTCATCGTCGGATTCTCATTCATCAGCGCGTAGATGAGGTCGGGCCGCAGACTACGAGCGTTTTCGCCCATCTCGCCCGGCATCCGCATGATGGCGTTGAGGCGATCGTTGATGAGAGTCTGCTCGTCGACGACGAACTGCTTGGCGTAGCGAGCGATTCGGTAGGTTTCGCTCGAATCGCTGGCCGTGGCGTGCTTGGCCGTGTCGCCGCTGGGAAGCCGCTCCAGCTTGGAGTCGACGTCCAGCGTTACATCCTCCTGGTCGAGGAAATTCTCAACGTCTTCTTCGTCGACCCATCCTTTGGTCGTATCGCCGACGGTCTCCCAGCCGACCAGCAAATGAGCATAGACGTTGGTAGTGAACACAGCAGATAGGGACGTTCCAGAGACAGCGGCGCGAATGGTTTCCTCGCGATTGTGTGTTACACGCCCGCTGTCCATCCGCACGCATTCCCGGCATAGGTCGACGGCCGACATGCCGCGGAATGAATCACCCCGGTCGGCGTCTTGCTCCGTCAATCCGTCACGGCGACGAGGATCACGGTCGCCACGATGCAAGACGTGGTCGGTGGGATCCATGCCGTAATTGCTCAGCATTCCGGCCGCCAGACTGCGAACGTTGCAATCGGCGTCGTGACTGCGAGAATGCTGGGCGGGGGCTCGGGCTGGTTCGCCGTCAGGACCACGCTGGCGAACGGCGCGAAGGAACTCCGCGCCGGCCTTTGCGGCGTCCCACTTTTCCACAATCGCCTTGCGGAGCAGATCAGCGGGCACGTCATCGCCGGCCAGTTCGGTCAGCTCGCTAGCTCTCGCGACGTCGGCCGCAGCCTGTTTGTCCAGCGCATCCTTGACGGCTTTGTCAATTTCGCTACGAGGCGTAGTGGCCGGAGGCATGGGCACGTCAAGCGTGGGCACATCAGGCAGCGGGTTGTTCTTCCGCTTGTCGATCTCCGCCTGAATCTCGGCGGCTCGCTTGGCATCCTCGCCCTCAAGCTCGCCCAGATACTCTTGAGCCTCGGTGGCCGTGGCCTTGGTTCGGAGCCCCAGCGACTCCAGGTACGTTCTCAGTTCTTTCGGCATGGTTTTACCCTCACTTGATAAATCGGCCCGAATCTTACTGTGCGAATCCGCACCGATCGGAACCAAGGACACTTCGCGTAAAGTCCAACGGGTCGTGATTCGCAACGTGCGACCCTTGGCCCGGTAGGTTTGACCGTTGACCACGGCCGTTTGACCCGGTCGAATGTCGGTGTATTTCTCTGCCCGATAGCCCACCGAAACGTCGCGGATATGGCCGCCGCGAACTTTTTGCCAAGCCCGCTCGACGCCCTCGTCGCCCTCGGCAAAGTACAGGCGGCCCCGCAGTTCGTGAGCCGCAGTGTTGATCTCCCGGGTCGAACCGTAGACGTCGTCTAGCGACCAGCGGGAATGGTTGGCCAACATGGGCACTTGTTCGTCGACTTCGACGCCGTCCATCCGCAACACTTCGTCGATCATTTCGCCGCTGCGGTAGTCGTAGACTGCGACCGGCGTATCGGTGGCGATGACCGCTTCCACTGATCGGGTGTCATCGTTGGCCGATTCGGCGCCGACGTGAAAACCGCGGGTAGTGAAGTCAAGCGGCGGGGCGTCCACCGTCGAGCGAACCGTCAAAACGTCGTCCGGCCGAGTCGTGTCGCCGTACCCTCGCTTGCCCAGTTCCACGCCGATCTTGCCCTTTTCGTCGAGCGATAGACGGGCATAGAACTCTTCCGCCGCCTGCTCGTTGGCGGCCGGCGCAAGCCCGTATTTTTCTTCGAGGATGGCTCGTAGGGTCTTATCCACTGACGGGCTCCTTCTTCTTGCCGGCGGGGACATCGTCGCCGCCGTCCTCGTCTGGCTTGGCGGCGGACGGTCGCGCTAGGTTGGCCGGCAAGGGCAGGTCCCTCGCCTCGTACATGTCCCGCACTTGGACGTCCTTATTCAGGCTGCTCTCAAGTGAGTGCCCTTGGGCCGCGTGGACGTCGAACAGATTCGTCTGGCCGGTCTCCAGCATCTTGCCAACGCCAGCGGCCTCTTTGAGCGGATCGACGTGCGGACGAACGGGGTGCGTCCACTCCACGCGAGCGTCAGGCGACGGATTGCGCAAGGCGGGATCGTCAAAACGAGCCTCGGCGATGACCATCCAGAACAGCCGGGTCAACACGCCAACCGAGCGGGGAGTGCCCCCGAGGAAGTTTTGCAACTTCTGAACGAAGCGAGCCCAGCCTTGCCCGTCGAACCGGGCCGACGAATAGTTGTGATTCGAGGCGTCTCGCCGCATAATCATCAGCGGCATCGACAGCGGCGCGCCAATCTTGCGCTCTTGCCCGGCCATGTAGTCGCCATGGTTCGGCATGGGGTGCGTCGAGCCGATGTTCACCGCGTCCCAGCCGGGAGGCGCCATCTTGATCGTGCGCCGTTCCAGTGTAGACGCCTCGGGCGTCGGCCATGGCTCGTCGACGT